TCTAGCGACTGCAGGTATTACTATTGCAGCTATTGTAAACCATACTTTTTTTGACTTCAAAATTGTCATAATTAAATATTCTTTCATAATAAAAATTTAAGGTTAATAATCGTATGTCCAAATGACGTTCTGATCTTTTACAGAATCTACGTCACAATGTATAAATGTCTTACCAATACCTATTCTATTTATACCTACAGACATAAGTGAGTTAATTAATAGGTATCTTTCTCTACTTCCGTTATATGCTATATCTGCTGCTAGTCCTTTTTTGTGTGAACTACCTACACGTGCTTTTAAAACTTGATCGTTATAGTGTTCGGTTCTATATCCTGATGTTATTTTGAATATCATTTGACCGTCTACTATATCACGTGCTTTGTCTAATAGTGCAACAAATTCTCTATCCATTTGCAAACCACTATCAGGTTCGTCAGGACTTGCGAACTCTTGTAAGTTAAAATAGTTGTATGTCATTACATACGTTTCTTTTTCTTCTTCTTTTTTTTCTTAGTGTGATACGGCATTATTTTTTCTTTTTTTTCTTTTTGTGTTTACCTGGCATTGAATTTTGTGAATTTATAAATTGTAAATGTTATAGCTAAGATTAGAGATACAAATGTAAGTATCTCATTAACCTGTGCTACGCTAACTCCTATTGCACTAACGTTTGCTAGTCCTACCTGTGCTGTGTCTTTTATCTCGTTCATTTTTTAAATAGCTTTTTAGTGCTTTCTCGTTTTTTGGTTTAGGTTTATAATATTTTCTACTCATTTAGATCAGGTGTTAAAAAGTCACTTAATGTAATACCACCTTGTCTGTCTCTTACCTTTTCTAAATTCATTCCTGAATAAAACGCATTTTTAGAAGGTGATATGTCTTCGTTAGTGTTTGTATTTAGTTCAGGGTAACTACTATTGTTGTGTCTTAGATAGTCTATTAATCTTTCTGTATAGAACTCTGCTGTGTTTCTTACTTCTTCACGTAAGTCGTTTGCCTCTTGTCTACTTAATGGTGTACTGTTTTCTGCTGTCTTTTGTACTATGTTATTGTTCATTACTTTAAATCGTAAGAACGGTATACACTCAAAGAACGCCCAATGAACTAAAGCATCTTGTACGTATTCGTCTACTAAGGTTTCGTAAACCCCTGATAACGTACCACCTGATATTTTTGTTTGTAGTGCTTCAAAAAGGTCTGTACCTAATACTCTTTCTATGTGTTTCTTTTGTGCTATTTTTAGATATGGTAAGATAAATTCTATATCTACGTTACCACCTATAGCAGTAGAATCTTTTAACTTGTTTTCTGATATAAATAATACGTAACTCATAATTTAACTTTTTCTACCTTGTCTAGGCATACGTTTAGGTGCTATTGCTACTCTTTTGTCGTTCTTCTTTGCAGTAAATCCTTCACTTCGTGCTTTTGTATATCCTATTAGTTCTGCGTCTTTTATCTTTGTACTAACGTCAATACCTAGTTTTGTCTTATAAATCTGTCTCAACCAAAAATGGTGGCAATTGTTTCCTCCTTTCCAAATAAATTTATCATATCCTGCTTTACCTGTGCCTTTTGGTGAAAACTCTTTGTTAAGTTTAAACATTCTGTCAATGTCTTCTTTTCTGTATAACTTTTTTGCAGCTAACATTTTTTGGCAAAAGTCTCTTTTTTTACCTGTCTTACGTTTTAAAAATTCGTCTTCGGCGTAAATATATCTTACTCTGAAGTAGTCAAACGTTTTTTTACTAATACCGTCTTGTTCACTCTTAGCGTCAGGTATTGCTCTACCTGTACTAAGCTCTACTTTTTCTGTAGCTATCTTGTTAAGTTCGCCTTCAAAATCAAATTCTACGTGTTCACCGTCTACTACTTCTTCTTCTACTAATTCCCAGTCTTCAGGTATGTCTTCTACAGTTTCTAAAAATAAATCTAGTTCTGTTTTTTCTACATTCATTCTAGTTTTTGTGTCTTCGTGTTTTGCACAAGGCATATATACCTTTTCACCGTTTAGTTCGTGTTCGTGAAAACCCTCACAACCTAGTTCTTTTGCTTTTATCAATGCTTCTTCTACTGTGCTGTAAACAGGCATACCGTCAATATCACCTACTTTAGCTAGTTTTTCGCTTTCTAGGTTTTCTTGTTCTAATGGTTCAAGTCCTAGCTTTTCTCTTATTTCTTCTTTAGTCATTACATTACGCATATCCTCAACTGTAAACGTAGTCATAATAGGACTAGATTGTACTATTTGTAGGTCTGCTTGTATGTCGTTTACTAATAGTATTTTTTCTAGTGTTTTTAGTATGTGTTCTTGATAAGGTTTAACAACTGTGTTTTGGTATATCTCAAATGCTTGCATCAGTTCGTCACGACCACCTAATTGACCTTCTGTTTTAACACCTAGTAACATTGGACTTGTAACCCTATGACCTGTCATTATGTTTTGCACTAATAATTCTTGTAGTGCTAAATATTGCTTGTCTGCGTTGCTTACATCTATAGGTGTTATTTCTGCAGCTCTGTCTTTACTATCTGAAAAAGATAAAACAAATTTACCTGCGTTACCTGAACCTGTAAACTTTTTTTCTATACTACGTTCTATTTGTAGTCTTTCTTCTGCTGTAGGTACTCCGTTATTCATA